CATCTATTGAATTGGCATTAATATTAGCTATTTTATTAAAAAGCTCAAAGAAGTAAAGGATAAATTTGCAACATATAAAAAACAATTTAAGTCAGATGATGAAACATATGAATCATATATCACCCAATTCGACTCACTAAAAGGTTCAATATATGAATTTGATACTATTTCGCAATTAATTTGTGACATCATTCGAGAATATAAAAATAAGAATCCAACAAAAGAGGTTGTACTAATTATAGAAGATCTTGATAGAATAGATCCTGCTCACATTTTCAGGATACTCAATGTTTTCTCCGCTCATTTTGATAGATATACTCCTGGACTGGTGGAATTTGATAAAACATGTGGAGATAACAAGTTTTGCTTAGATAAAATAGTCACAGTCTGCGATATTAATAATATCAAGAAGATATATGCCCATGTCTATGGAAAAGAGACTGACTTCATTGGTTACATAAGTAAATTTTCAAATAGTAAAGCATATGATTATTCTTTAACGGAGAAAATTAAGGAATTTCTTATTAATACATTGCTAGATAAAGACTTATTGAAATATCCTCAAATCTGTGACAGTCTTTCAGATTTGATTGTATCGTCAATGGATGAAAAAAGCACTGTAAAAAGTAATTTACGAATAATAAAAGAACGTATAGTTAATGCTAATAATTTAATAAGAAGCAAAAGTATAAATTTAAATCAAAGATTTGCAGGAAAATATATAACCTCTGATTCAGACTTTACAAAGTTGTTAGCTTTACTGAAAGCATTTGGATTTAGTTTTAATAATCTTAAAATAGAGTCTACTTTTGATGAATTTGTGAGAATCATAGGTAAATACTGGATATTAGCGGCTATATTTGGAAGGAACATTATTTTTGAACCTTGTAATAACAATATAAAAGTTGCGTATTACCGAGAAATAAGACAAGGAATTGGGGATTGGCTACAGTCAGATCCTATTTATAACTGCATTGATGGTGATCAAATTTTAGACTTTGATATATCAAATTGGGATGCAGAAGCTACAGTTCCATCATATATCTTTGACCAGATACACAATATAGTGAATTATCTAAATAGAGTATTCATTATTTAGATTAAATAAAACACAGTTTTAGTAGAGGAGCTTAATACAGAAAAACAGCCAAGGAGTCTATATTTTAGTTGAAATTCCTTGGTCATGAAAGAAAATGTAGAAATTAAAATTGATCCCCGGAACTATCGTATCCATGGGGACGAAAACAAGCGGCTTATCCACAAAAGCCTGGTTGAATGTGGAGCTGGTCTGTCCGTGTTGGCCGACCGTGATAATGTGTTAATCGCTGGAAACGGCGTCTATGAAGAAGCTCAAAAGCTAGGACTCAAAGTACGAATTATCGAGTCTGACGGCAAAGAGCTAGTTGTAATCAAGCGTACCGACTTATCTACGGAAGATGAAAAGAGGAAATTGCTAGCTCTAGCGGATAACCATACTTCCGATACTTCTGAATTTGATTTGGATTTGGTGATAGAGAACTTCTCGGCTGATATATTGAACGATTGGGAGTTTTCCGTAGACGATATTGAATTTTTGGCCGATATCCCTAATTCTGACGATGAGAAAGATAATAATCTTTATACAAAGAAAATAGTATCTCCAATCTATACACCGACCGGCAATAAACCTGCAATATCAGAACTCTATAATCTTGAAACTTACAATTGTCTGGTGAAACAAATTCAGGATTGTAATTTAGACAAGCATACTAAAAAATTTCTTCAGATTGCAGCTTCAAGGCACATTGTTTTCGATTATGGAAAAATTGCTGAATTTTATGCTCATTCAAACAGCATCATTCAATATTTAATGGAAAATTCAGCTCTTGTCATTATAGATTTTAATAAAGCTATTGAACTAGGATATGTTTGTTTAAAGAAAGAATTGTCAGACTCATATTTGGAGGATTATAGCAATGATGAAAAATAATTGCTTCGTTGCATTGATACTTACACATGGGCGTCCAGACAATGTACATACAGTAAAAACATTACGGAAATGTGGCTATACAGGTGATATTATCATAGTATTAGATAATGAAGATCTGAAGATAGATCGTTATCGTAAAAACTATGAAAACATATATGTATTCGACAAAAAAGAAATAGCATCAGAAACAGATGAGGGTGATAATTTCAATGATCGTCGAGCTATTATTTATGCGAGAAATGCTTCTTTTGAAATAGCAAAAGAAAAAGGCTACCAATATTTTATTGAGTTAGATGATGATTATACGGAATTCTCATACACTTATAATCAATACGGTGAAATGAAGCAGAAAAACATTATCAATCTTGATAAAGTACTTGATACTCTAATTGATTTCAAGAATAAAACATGTGCTTTAGCTGTTGCATTAGCTCAAAAGAGGAGATTTTATCGGAGGAAAGCAGAATAATATAGTTCGTGGTGAATTACTTAAACGGAAAGCTATGAACTCATTTATCTGTGATACAAACATGCCTTTTAAGTTTTTTGGTAAAATTAATGAAGATGTAAACACTTATACCTTACTGGGTAGCAGAGGAAATTTGTTTTTTCAGATACCTCATGTCTCACTGAATCAAGTAACAACCCAACAATCAAATGGCGGAATGACTGATATCTATTTGGATAGTGGGACTTATGTTAAGTCTTTCTACACAATTATGTATGCTCCTTCTTGTACAAAGATACGCCCAATGGGAAGCGTGTACAAACGCTTACATCATAGTATTAATTGGAATAATGCTGTTCCCAAAATAATTCCAGAAGGTTGTAAAAGATAGCCTTTCTTTATATTTTGATTATAGAAGATTATTCAAGTTAAAGAATGGGTTATTTCATTTTAGTTTTAGTTAGTTATAGTTTATGACAGAGAAGAAGAATCCGGCCGAGAAGAAAAAAAGAGGGCGTAAATCAGAATACAGAATAGAGTATGCCGATCAAGCTCTAAAGCTTTGTTTGTTGGGTGCAACAGATAAAGAGCTCGCCGAATTCTTCTCTGTTTCAGAGCAAACCTTAAACAAATGGAAAAAAGACTATCCCGAATTTCTTGAGTCCCTAAAAAAAGGAAAGAATATTGCGGATGCTAACGTTGCATCTCGGCTATATAATCGTGCTATCGGTTATTCCTGTAAGGCAACAAAATTTGCAACATCCGAAGGAAAAATAACAGACTCTAAAGAATATATTGAGCATTACCCACCTGATACGACAGCCGCTATATTCTGGCTGAAGAACCGGCAACCGGAGAAATGGAGAGACAAAAAAGAAGTTGATGCAAATGTGAACCTTGGTGATGAACTGGAAGGATTGAGTGACGAACAACTACAGGCTATAATTGATGGCAAAGAAGAAGAGTAAAAGACAAATATTGATTCGTAAAGCAAAGGCTGCTACCATACTCCGCAAACGAATATCAAAGAAAGACTTTTGGGCGTTCTGTTTGTACTATGATCCGAAGTTTTTCTCTAAACGTCTGTTCCTAAAGAAGGTCGCAGAAGCGTTCATGCGTGTGTATGAATCATATTCTGCTGGTATAATCTACCGTCTTGCTGTCAGCATGCCGCCGCGTGCCGGTAAGTCTTTTATATCATCTCTTTTTATAGCTTGGATGTACGGTCACTTTCCGGAAGAATCCGTAATGCGTAATTGTTGTTCTGATACTCTATACAACAAACTTTCGTATGATACCCGTGATATAGTTAAGTCAAAACGATATAAAGAGATATTCCCTGATATTCATCTGAAAGGTGATAAACAGAATGTGAAGAGCTGGAATGTGGAAGGCGCTCGCCAGGTATCTTATTTCGGTGGCGGTGTTGGCGGTACCGTGATCGGCTTCGGTGCGTCTATGCTCGCCATGACCGACGACTTATACAAGAGCCTAGAAGATGCGTTGTCTGATAATAACAATGAGAAAGTATGGTCTTGGAAACAAGGTACACACGATTCACGTATTGAGGGAAGCTGCTGTATGATTGATATTGGTACTCGCTGGTCCTCTAGTGATGTCCTCGGACGTATGGAAGAAGCCGGCAAGTATAATGAAATCATCCGGATCGCAGCTCTCGATGAAAACGATGAAACTTTTTGCGCTGATGTACATACTACGGAATATTACCAGGAACTACGTTCTGAAACCGACGAAAGTATTTGGATGGCCGAATATATGCAGGAACCGTTCGAGGCCAAAGGGTTACTATTCCCCAAATCGTCTCTCATGCGCTTCAAACTAGCCGATATTGCAGGAAAGAAACCTGATGGGACACTCGGATCTTGTGATACAGCCGATAAAGGTGATGATGATTTCTGCGCACCATTCGCAAAGGTATTCGGACCGAGATATTTCATTACCGACGTTCTTTTCACAAAGGATCCTGTTGAAGTTACAGAACCTCGCCTGGCACAGATGGTTATTGATACAGAGTGCGATCAGCTACGCATTGAATCAAACAATGGCGGGGGGGTATTTTGTTTTAAAGGTACCCAAACTGTTACCACTAAAAAAAAAACA